ACGGCCGCGCGCGTGGCGACACCGAAGTCGCCGTCCACGCCGTAGGGGCCGAGGCTGTATTTTTTTGCGTGCAGGATGCCCTGCATGGCTGCCACCGCCGCCCCGCCCATGCCGTTATGAAGGACGGGCAGCTGCACGTCGACCATCTCGGGCGGCGGGTCGATAGACGGCGCCGTGGTTTCCGCCTGAGTTTCCCCGTCGGCGATGCCCTCCACGACCTTCCAGTCCGGGTGCCCGTAGCCTGCGATGTTGGACGCGCCGAGCTGATAGACGCGCTCCGCGACCTGGTCGGAGCTGTTGCCCTCGACGGTCACGACGCTGCCGCCATAGACGCGCGTCACGATGCCCTGGTGGTTGATGCCGCCGGAGACGTAAAAGAAGACGATGTCGCCGGGTTCGGCATGCTGCGAAAACGCGCCGTGGTCCTTGAAGTACTGAGCCGAGCGCCAGCAGGCCGCGGAGCCGTCGCCGATCGGCTGGTAGGTCATGGCCGCCCCGGCCTCGAGGCCGAAGCACGTGACAAATGCGGCGTCTGTGAACAGATCGCACCACGGCTGGCATTGCATGTCGCAGCCGTAGAGCTGCACGAGACGCGGATCCTCGGCGTAGCGGTTGTAGTTGTTTGTTCCCTCCCGGGTGCCGACCTGCGCCGACACCCAGGTGAGGAGCTTCTGCTTTGCCTGTTCAGTAGTCATTCATCCTCCTCCAGCAACCCGCTGTAGGCTTTTTCATCGTCTTCGTCCGTCATAAGTTTTTCGCTTTTCTAAGCGCTTCCCGGACAAGCGGAGCATAACCCGTCTTATATCCAAGAGCCAGCGGGTGGATTTTGTCGTTATCGATGTAATATAGATCTGTGACGGTATGATCTTCCGAGTAGGGTGTCGGTGAAACATACTGCGAAAACGTGCTTGCGACGAATGATTTATTGTATACGTCAATCACATCGACGCCGTAAAGATTGCACATTTTCACAATCGTGTCATGGAGCTGCGTCTGATCGAAACCACCGGCCCCTGGTGTCCACGGTCTTGTCGCATTCTTGTTTGAAATCAGGAAAAACCGGTGCGCGTTCGGGAACAGCTTAATCATCTGCCAGAACATATAACCGAGGCCGCCTGTTACAGTCGATCTGTCGAGCGCCGCTGCCTGAGTGTCATCCGTGGCAGGCGCAGTCGGGACAGTGCCGAGAGTTGCCCCATCGAGGAGGTCGTTGATCCCGCCCTCGGCGATGATGGCGTCGGGCTCGATATACCACGTCTCCGCTGTCTGCTGCGCATATCTGACAATCGTATCGGGGATATTAGCCGCGCCCATCGGATGGACACTGTCTGTGCTTGCAGACGAGTCGTGTACGTTCGAGATGGTTGCACCGCCGATGCCGACGTTCGCATAGACGCAGCCTATGTCTCCGATAAAGCCCCTGCCGCCATTGCGCCCGCCGCGGCAGATTGAATCACCTGTCACGAGAACCTTGAGCAGGGAAACGGGGTCAGCAGCTGCCCAATCTCTGAAAACGCTCCTGCTCGTGTGGCGGACAATCCTGTTGTACTCCACGCCGTAGGTGTTGTCGATGTAGATTTGCAGATCGTGGCCAGTGCCGTATTGCCGGTTCACGAAAACGCCGCCTTTTTGAACGGGAAGGTCAAGCCATCCATCTCCTACCGAGACGTTTCTGGAAACTTCACCAGCGACATTTGCCAGCAGGTACGAATAAGATGAGGCCGCAGTTGTGTCAATCGTGTTTGTCTTTTCAGCTATCAAATCGCCCGTCGCTTTCGCGTCTGCCGCCGCGCCCGTGATTGTGAGCGTGTCGTCAACTATAATCGAGCGGAATGTAAGGTTTGTTATGCTGACATTCACGCCGGACGAAGAAGTTTTCAGGACATACATGTAGAGCATGTCCGGATCGACGTTGTAACTGCGCGCCAGGTTATCAGAGAAGACAATGCGCCCGGGATAGTTGGCTGCAAACGCGGGCGCGGTTGCGGTGCTATTTGACGAGAGAAATGCAATGACACCACCGCTTTTCGCTGTGAACTCGATTTTTTTGCACCATGACGGAATCTCGATCATGACGGGGTATGCCTGGCCGTTGATGTTCTGCCAGGCGTTGCCGCCGTTTATCGTTTTCGTGAAACGGGGCAGAGAGCTGAGATCAATCACGGCAGAATATGGCGCTCGCAGACCCAGAGCGTCCGATACATCTCCCGCGAGGGTAAGCCGCTCATCAATCTCCTCGCCGGTATAAATAGAGTTGTAATATTCGTCTGGCATATCCGCCCTCCTCAGTAGTAGATGATCGCGCATCCTGGCGAACCGGCAGATCCTGCGCCGCCGGTGCCGCCATGGCCACCGATGCCGCCCTTCATGTCAAAAATGCCTTGGCCGTAGAAAATGACCTCAAAATACGTGCGGTTGTACCAGGTCGTGACACCGGCCGAGCCGCCGCCTCCGCCGCCGTGGCCGCCGTTGCCGCCGCAGCCTGGTCGTGAGTCGGTCGCCGGAGCTGCACCCGCGTTGGCGCCGTCTCCGCCCACGTCCACACCGGGGAGCCCTGACACGGCGCCGTAGCCGGTGATCTGAACGTTTGGCGGAGAAAAGGCATCGAAGTAGCTGTCCTTATTGAGGACCTTGCCCGCACCGTCGCCGCCATTGTTGCCGACGGCAGCCCCTCCGCCGCCGCCCACGCCGCAGACGGCCCAGACGCCGCCGTCGTTGAGCTTCATCTCGATCGGCGTGTAGTAGAGGCCCCGGTGGAAAGTGTACTTCTGCGCGGTGCCGGTCGCCGGTTCCTGGTCGACGCGGTCGCTCTGTCCGATGCCGCCGGAGTAGGTGACGCCGTTGTAGGTGACGTCGCCGCCGTTTTCCGGCTCGCGGAATTCGAGGTCACTGTCCGGGACCTGAGAGTCCCAGCGGATGGTCTTCCAGATGCCGCCCTTGCCACCAGCTGCTCCGGCTATGCCGTCCACGCCCGGCAGGGCGTAGATCTGGCCGGACATTTCGTCGTAGTAGCCCGTATCGGAAGACGCGCCGTCCGCTGACGTGATGAGCTGCGTGCCCGCAGCGCATCGGGAGGCCCTGCCGGAGCTGGTCAGGATCAGCTCGGTCAGGCCCTCGGTGCTCACGGTCTGGCCGTACACCTTGGCTCCTGCGCCATGTGCGCCGCCTGCGCCGCCTGCACCGCCCTCGGGGGGCGTGGCGCCTTCGGCATAGCCGCCGTCCTGGCCGTCCTCTCCGGCTGCGCCGTCGTCGCCGTAGCCGATCAGGACCACGCGGACGCGAGTGATGCCGTCGGGGATCGGCCAGCTCACGCTGGCGCCGTCGGTAAGCGCGATCTCCTGCCGCTGCGTGTAGGCGGCTCCCCAGCCGACCGGGATGTAGTTCTCGATGATCTCACATTGAGCCCGGCGAAATGAGCTGTAGTTGGTCGACATTCGCATGATAAAGCCGACCATGGCCTCCTGATAGCTGTTCCAGAGCCGGTAGCGTCCGCCGCATTTTTCTTCGTTGACCACGATGTCCTGGGTCACGAGCATGGAGTTGAAATAGTACTGTGCGAGCCTGTCGAGGACGTTGTCGCCGTTGACCATGGTGACCAGCGTGGCCTCCTCGACGCGGACGTTTTTCTCGACCACGTCGTCGGGGTTCTCTTTGGTAATGACCTTGGTCGTGTGGATGTAGGGTTTCCCGAGAAGCTGGCCGACGCCCGAGACCACGGCGAAGTTCGTGTTCTTCTGGTGGATCGTGAGGTTGGAGCCCTCGGCCTGGTGGATGCTATCAGCATAAACAGGATGGTCAAAGACGACCATGATGTGGTCCACATAGTCCGCCGTATTATCGAGCAGGGTCTCGTCCTCGACGGAGCTCATGTAGTGATAACCGTGTTCAACGACCTCAATGTGGCTCGCCGGTTCGTTGTAGTTGACCGAGCCGCCATAAAAAAGCCGTTCCTTGGGGATGGTTTGAAGTTCGTCGTCCTCGCTTGCCTTAAGGAAGGTGAACTGCATGATGCCGTAGAACTTTTGCTTTATGATCTGCACGCCGTAGGCCATGATTAGCTGGTGCAGGTTGCTGCGCTTCGTCCCATAGGGGAGCCATCCGTAGACCTTCTGGGCCGCGACGTCGTCGTCGATGGTATAGCTGTAGGCTGTCCCGAGGATCTCCGCCACGACGGAAGCAAAGGTCTCGCCGGTATAGATGCCGCCTTTGTGCACCTGCCGATCCAGAAGGCCGACTGCCGAGATGGCGTTGATTCTGTACTGCGTCCGGCCGATGCGTTCGACGTTTTTAGAGAAGAACTCTCCCGCATATATTCCGGAGGAAATGAAGTGAACCTTCGTGCCATAGGGAAGTTTGCGGATGTCTTCCGTGAAGTGCCCGCAGAATATCTTCCCGTCGCTTGTCAGCATGCCGCTGCTGTAATTTGACGGTCGGAAGCGCCGCCGTGGGATGACTTCGTAATTGACGACCGGCGTGCAGGAATCGATGTAGAGCTCGCTGCCGATCAGGTCGACCGCAGTATCTTCCTGGATGGAGACGATTTCCGCTCTGGTGAACATGGCGATCGGAGAATACATGTCGCCTATAACAAATCTTAAATCTCCCTTTTCATAGGGCTCGAACTCGGTGTCGGGACTGCCGGACGCCCGTATCATAGGGTAGAAGGTTGCATCATCGTAAACGGTTCCGTTGATGAACCGCGACAGAACGTACCAGTAGCCGAAGGGAGGCGTGAACGTATGCGGCGCTGTGTGCTCGGACGATCCGGTATCCGGGAAAATATACGGTCTGCCGTTGATGCTGAACAACATGAACACAGTAGACGGCATGTTTTCCACGACGACCTCCGTCGTTCCGTCAAAAAATGCTGTGCCGATCTCCTGGGCGTAAAGGTTGAACGTTCCGCCGGTGTCCACAGTGCCGTCGATCGTGATGGCCCCTGTTTCGGAATCCCTGGAATAGGTGATGCCGCTTTCATGCCCGTCCGTGTAGTCGAGGACTCTCAGATAGTTTTTAGCCATCTCACAGCTCCTCCAGCTTGAAAGAGATGTTCTCCCAGACGTAGTCGGAATCCTCGCCGGTGGGCGCGATGTCGTTGAAGAACGAGGCCGCCTGCGCGCTGGGATGCATCGTTTTGGTCACGGTGCCGAGCAACGGGTCGTCGTAGGTCACGTGCACGATCTTCGGCGTGATCGCCGTGAGCAGCGTCTGCAGCTCGTAGGCGCGCATGGCCCTGCACTCGACGTCCAGGTCGACCTTGACGGCGAGGATGTCCATCTGCGTGTAGCCGGCGAGCGTGACGCCGCCATTGGACCCGGTCACGTACCTAAACGACCAGGAGAGGCCGCGGAAGGCAATGAGCCCAGAGATCTCGGTGCCGTCGATGGTGACGGGTGAATTGATGATCATGCGGCTCCTCCTCTCAGGCGATCACGAGCTGGAAGCCGTGGTCGTTGGTCACTTCGTTCAGATCCTTATAGATCGCGCGGGCGAACTCACGCCCGTTGAGCATGAATATCGCGGTGCGGTTCTCCTGCCGCCCGGTCGCGGATGTGTCCAGACTGGGCACCGGCGCCGGAGCCGTGCGTGGCATCGTGCTGCCGGGGGCCGTGCTCTGGTCAAAGGCCGAGACGGCAGCGTTGGCCATCTCATCGACGCCGACGGTGATCGGCTGCAGGTTGTCCTCGATGCCGACGGCCATGCCGGCGGGCAGCCAGTGGCCGACTTCGTCAGCAAACAGCTTCGACGGCGAGCCGATGCCGAGGGCAGACTTTGCCGCGTCCAGCGCGCTCCTGGCGAGGTTCCGCAGCGCATCAAACAGCGCCGCGCCCGCGTCCCAGATGCCCTGGCATACGCCCTCGATGATCTGAGAGCCGACACTGAGCCAGTCGACCGAGAAGAACGCCTCAACAGCCGAAGCCAGCAGGCCGGGGATCTGCGCGGCGATTCCGGGAAAGGCCTGCGCAAGGCCGACGCCGAGCTCCGCGATGAGCTGAAGGCCCGAGGCCAGGAACTCCGGAGCGCCCTGGATGATCGCCTCCACGAGCTGGGTGATCAGACCGGGCAGCTGCGGGGCGAGATTCCCGAGCATCGAGAGAATGTTGTCGCCGAAGGCGGAGAAGCTGGTGATCAGGTTCCCGAGCGCGGTGTCGAGGCCTTCACCGGTCATGAGCGCCGCGAGGACGTTTTCCCACGAGGCCTTGACCGCGTTGAACGATCCGGAGAGTGTCGTACCCGCTTCCTGAGCCGCCACACCTGTGAGGCCCAGCTCGGTCTGCACGGCGTGGATCGCGGAGTACACGTCGCCGAGGTTGTTGATGTCGTATTTGACGCCGGTCAGCTTTTCAGCATCGGCGAGCAGACGCTCCATCTCGGTCTTCGTGCCGCCATACCCGAGCTTGAGGTTGTCGAGCATGGTGTAGTTCTGTTTGGCGAAGCCCTGGTAGGCCGCCTGCAGGGAGCCTATATCGGTGCCCATTTTGGCGGAGTTGTCCGCCATGTCCATGATGGCGGTGTTGGCCGCTTCGACGGCTGCCGTTGTGTCGCCGCCGAAGGCCTGCTTCAGAGCGGCGCCGAAGCTGACTGCCTGCTCCGCGTAGTCGTTTGCAGAGATGCCCGCGGAGGCCGCCTGCATGGCGAACTCTTTGGCCTGGTCGGCTGCGTCGCCGTAGATCGTTTCGAGGCCGCCGAAGCTCTGCTCCAGCGCGCCGCCGGCGTCAAAGGCGTCTTTCAGCACCTTGCCGACGGCGGCGACGGTGAGCACGCCCTTGAGCGAGCTGAGAAGTCCGGCGCCGGCCTTGCCGCCTGCGCTTGAGCCTGCACTCGCCGCAGGGCCGCCGAGGAGGCTGTCGATCTGTCCCTCAATGCCAGGGGCTTTTGGGACAATATTTACATATGCATTGCCGATGCTTTCGGCCATGGTTTACCCCTCCTCCGTCATGGCGGCGCGCCATTTCTGATAGGCCTCCACGCTGTCAAAGCCGGAGGTCTCCTGTTTTTTCTCGCCGCCGAGGATCGTCTGCAGGATGCTTTTCGGCCGGTTCCTGCCTTTGGAGCCGTCCTTGGTGTTCTGCCACGCCAGGATGTGCAGCGCATCCACGGCCATGGCCAGGAGCATGGTGCCGGTGTCTACCGGCGCTCCCGTGATTTTTCGCGCGATACGAGAATTCGGCCCCAGCCCGGCGGCCAGCGCCGCCGCCGTGAAAACAGGCAGCTGGCGCCAGTCGAGAACATGGTAGACCTCGGCGAAGTCGCAGATCAGTGCGGTTTCGTCGAGGGCAGCCATGCGGGCGAGGCCGATCAGTTTTTTACGGCTTCCCCTCCGCCCGTGAGGATCTCGGTGAGCTCGCGCTCCAGCTCTGCGGGCGGGACGCGCCCGCCGTGGAGGCTGCCGAGATGGGCATACAGGGCTTCCGTCTGCTTTTCGCCGAGCAGGAGCACCGGGAGATCCACCAGGGCAGCCGTGCGCTGCAGCGGGGAAGCCTCCGGGTCAACGATGGCGCGGATGTGCCGGAGCACGCGCATGTCGTTGGCGTTCTGCTCGTCGAAATCAGCGGAGAAGCCGGTCGATGTAGTGATATGTCTCACGGTCTCGCCCTCCGGGTCACGCGGCCTTAATGTACTCGAAGTGCGTCACGCCGCTGGAGTTCGGCAGGGCCGTAATGGTCAGCTCGTAGCCGACGGCCTCGTCGTCCTTGTAGACAATCTCGCCGAGCTCGGAGATGGAGCCGGTCGGGATCACGACGCGCTTGAGCACGCCGCCCTTCATGCTCATCTCGATCACGTAGCTCTTGTCGGCCAGCTGCGCGGAGGTGGCGTTCACCGTGATGGTGCCGGTGCCCGTGGTGACGTTCGCGTCGCCGTAGACCGTCTTGAGGACGTCCGCGTTAAGCGCCTCGATCAGAGTCAGCGTCCACGTGTCCTCCTTAGCAGTCTGCAGGATGAGGACCGTATCGCCGCCCCACGCCTTGACGTTCTCGCTCTCGGGCGAGTTGTTGTTGGTGACGCCGTCCTCGGAGACGTAGCCGAGCTCTTTGAACGCGGTGCCGAGGGCAGTGGTGGCGTCGGTCGGCAGTGTGGTGCCAGTCGGAGCGACGAACACAGCGCCCGCGACCTTCGGCTTGCCGGTGGTTACATTTGCGACAGTGGGCATGTTATGCCTCCTTTACAGGTAATGTACAATGGAGAAAACCGCCTGATAGCGCGGTTTTTTCCGGCTGAGATCCGGGAAGTTGTAGCTGCTGTCCAGCGAGCAGTGGGAAATCTCCGGCTCCTCGACGAGCGCCTCCATGGCGGCCTCGACTTCTGCGCAGAGATCCGCGGCGTCGGCCCGGGACTCTGCCCAGGACTGCACGGCGACGGTGGCGGAGGAGATCTTGTTCTCGCGACGGCCGCCGGTTTTCTCGACCGTCACGAAGCTGGTGAGGACGGGGCTCGGCACGTCGCCGGAGACCGGGACAGAGAGCGCGCCGTCCAGATAGTCGATGATAAATTCTTCGATTGTCATAGCTTCACGCTCCCTGCTGCCTTGAGCAGCGAATTGTGCCGGCTGTTATCCAGCCTGGCCTTGAAGGTATCGGTGCGGACGGAGGCGATGGCAACGAAGTTAATCGGATGGGCCGACTCCACTTCGTAGCCGTCACCGGCCGCCGCGCTGATCTGCGCCGCCGCCTGGTTGAGGACGCTCTGCATCCCGGCGGACTTCATGACTTCATTCAGCCCGCGCAGGTTGAGCTTAAAGACCTTACTCACAGCGTTCCACCCTCACTTTGCGATGCCAGGGAGTCGGAACATTCGCCTCGATGCCCTGGATCGTGTCTCCGAAGGTGCGGAAGCGCTCGCCGAAGATCTCGACCTCGGTGTCCGTCCAGACGTGGGCGTCGCCCTTCGGCAGGCCGAGCATGTATCTGATCTGCTTGCCGTAGAGGGAGATCGAGCTTGTGATGTCGTCCGTGGTCGGCTCGCCGACGAGGACGTTTTCGACCTGCACGGGGGAGACGGAGTAGACGGGATTGTTGAGCCCGTCCACGCCGGTCTGGGTCTTTTCGTACAGGGTTACGGTCACGCCTCTCATGTCGTCGCCTCCGGGACCAGCTCCTGCACGGGGCTGTAGCTGCCGATCTGATTGCCGAGGCCGAGGATCTGCCGGTCGGTCTTGCCGAGATACAGCTCGCCGGTGGCGCCGCCGCTGCCGATCGTCCAGCTCTGGGAGTAGCCGAGGGCGCTCATGCTGCCCTGGGTCGCGCCCATGGGCACGCCGCCGGCGTCTCCGCCGTCTCCCAGGGCACGGATCACCATGCGGCAGGAGACGACCTTCTTGGCCCCATCAGATGCGTTCAGTGCAGCCGCGTCGATGAGCACGGCGGCGTCGTCCA